GAAGTCGAGGGGCTCTGGGGGCTCATGGCCCCCGCCCCTTCCCCCGGAGCGACTATTGCCACCCCCTCTTCCGGCGGCGGGGCTGCTTTCATGTTGGCCTGCGCGGCGACAACGAGTGCCGCATCGGTCATTTCCATAAGAGGCACCTGCCAACTCAGAAACATCTCCTCTGTGATCCCTTCGGGCTTAGCCATACCCAGGTACACGATGCGCCCAAGGTTAAGAATGGATTCCTCTTCAAGCCTGTTTTCACGGATAGCCAGAAATGTCTTATCCACTAGGGGCACAATCTTCGCCGCATTGCGGAACGTTACCGGCGGCACATCATAGGTCTTCCCGGCGAGGGTGACGGTTTTGGTTTCTGCGGTGCTCATGCTGCGGCTTCCTGACTATCAGCCACACATACCGGGAACTGCCCATTTCTGTCGTAGAGCTTCTTTACCCCGCTACGCAGTATCTCTTCAGGGAACGACGCCCTCATCCAGTATTGGATGATATGTGACTCGATGCCTTCCAGCGTGAATTCAGCTGCCTTAGCTTTCGGTTGCTCTGGCGCTCTGGCTTCGTTTATCTTCTCGGCAAATGCATTCGCCTCAGCCTCGGAAGTGAATATGCCGATGATCTTGAAGTCTCCAAGGCTCCCATTGAACAGGAACACAGGCCAGTAGGGAATGTCTTTCGGCATAAGGGAATCTCCGTTCCAGGATTGAAGTTGTTAGGCTTAAGGCTTGGCGATAGGCGGTGTCGGCTGCGTTGCCTTTTGCGCGCGCCGAAGCCTTTTCGTTTCGAGAATCTTCGCGATTATGCTCGCTGGTCGCTCCTTGCCTCGGCGCGAAGCGCTCATTTTCCTTCCGTACTCCGAGTGGGCCGCGAAGGCCCTCTTCATCGCAACGCTGAGCGCCGCTCGTTGCTCCGGAGAAAACTTCTTACCGCGCTTGGACGCGCTTATTCTGGCGCGTGCCTCCGGCGAGCGCTTCTTACCCTTCTGCGCTGCGCTCATCCGCGCTCGCGTCTCAGGAGAGCGAGTGCGCCCCCTTTGGAATGCCGCAATCTTTGCCCGTGCTTCCGCAGATACTTTCTTTCCTTTGTTCCCGGCGCTTATTTTCGCCCGGACTTCTGGCCGTTCATGAAATTCTCTTATGGCGGCAAGCTGTTTAGGGGATACCTTCTTTCCTAGTTGTCGCGCGCGGATTTTCGCTCCGAACTCTGGCGGTTCCTTGCGCCCCTTTCGCCAAGCGCTCATCTTCGCACGCGCTTCAGCAGATTGTTTGAAGCCAGCAGTTCCCTCGCCGCCTTCGGTTCTGTTTACGAGACGAATGCCTTGTTCGCGGCATTCGGCAATTAGCCGCCGCTCCTTTTCGAATGCTTCCATTTCGGAAGCACAGCGAACAAATGAAACCATGATGTAATCGACACCGTATTTTGCCACTATCCGGCAATGTCCAACATTGTGCCTCCGAGGAACATTCCCAGCACGCTCTCTTGTACCCTTCCCGACATAAAACACAGTGCCATCCGGCTTTGCATGGGTGTAAACGCCGAAGACTTTCCCCGGAGGGGGATTCGCGTATTCTTCTGGGTTGCCACGCAGTTCTGGCGTGGTAGGTTCAGCGTCAACCACGACAAGCTCCACTTGTTGTTGGCCAGGGCCCTGCCAGTGCTGAAACACTGGCGGGTGTCCCGCGAACAGTAAAGGGACGGCGCAGATCTGTCAACTACGACTTGAAGGCGTGCGGCATGCGCTGGTCTTCCGGAAGCGGTTTCATCTGCGCCAGAAAATCAGCATTCCTGATTGTTCCGTCATTCTTGATGTCAACCGTTTCGTGGAAGACATCCTTATAACGCGGATCTTTGTCCAGATTCAGTTTCGGTAATATCGTCAGGCACGCAATTCGCTGCCGCCGCACTTCATCGATCGTGTTGCCGACTATTGGCGGCTCCATGCGTTCGAGACGGCGGCTACGAATCTTCCGAACGATGAAGCGAAATATATGCATCACGTCCGGTTCGCTACGGTGAAAGTCACGCGCCACCTGCCAAACAGGCACGCCGTTCAGCAAATTGGTGAAGATCAGTGCGCGCTCATCATTCAGACGCGCGGCAATGATCGTCACTATGCCAGCGTCAGTCACGTTAGCTCGTCACCGGGAGGGAGCAGATTCCGAGGTTGCCCGCGCTATTAACTACGGCTTCATACCCAAGTTCCGGCATCGAAAAGTCGCCGATCTTGAAGTCCGCGAGTTTGAAATCCGTTGGGATGCAGGCATAGAGAAGGAAATTCGTTTGCAGGCTATTATAGGTCGCACCAAACACCGTCTCGAAACTGTTAGCGGCACCCGCAGCAGTGTTGCTGATGAGCACTGAATCGCCGGAGCTGGCAAGAGTCGAAGTATACGAAATCAGGACGGCGACACTATCATCAGCGGCCGCAAAGGTGTAGACTCCGGCCGAGTAGGAATACTGGCCCACGGTCGGGCCGGAAGCTACATTGGTCAAAGGTATTCCTGTCGCTGAATAGGTAACGCCGAGGTCAAGCACGAACGTGGCGGAGTTCGTCACCGTGACAGTGTAGGGACCGCTGGGCGCGGGGACGGAATGAGCTTCATTGACGTTCACCAGAGTTTGTCCGGCCGTCATCAACGAATTATTGGGAGCACCGACGAAGTCACGGATCATGCGCGGCTGGTAGTCGGCAAATTTCAGTTTGCCGTCGCATTTAATTTGCGATCTTCCCACGGCCACAGGAAAAATATTCTGCCCGAACAACTGCTTAGTGGTGCTTTTCAAATCCAAACTGGCGCTCTGAAGAATTTTTATCTGAGAGGGGGTCGGGTTCGTATCGCCATCGATCTGGAACGCATAGCCGGAGTTGAAGGCTAGTGCAGGAGGATTGTTCGCCGTCATGGAAAGCTCCGAAAATAAGGGGTTAAACGGTTGCGAGAATCTTGACCGGGATGACCGCGATGCCGTCACCGTCGATGTCGCCGGGGTCTTTCATGATCTTCCCGTCGATCCACACGTGCGACACGAGGCCGCCGAGCGTTTGCCTGCGCGTGACCGGACTCGGTGCAAGTGCAGCATCCACGGCGTCCACCAGTGGATTCAATATCGAGATAGGCGTTATGCCGCTATCCATGCCGGGAGCGGTGTAGATGTACAGATCAACGTTCATCTCCACAATGGGCAGGTAATTCTTGCCGTTCGTGTATACGTCATCACGCTCATATTGGAAGATGGCGGGCTTTCCCGCCGCAGACAGGTCAGTCCAAAGCTTTAAGCGCCGCGAGGCCGTCACGAAAGAAGCGGAGCCTGAGACCAGCGCGAACAGCGCCTGCATTATCGACTCTCTGCTCGCCGTCATCAGCGCATCCCTTCCCTTGCCGCTTCCTCATACCCGGCCTTGATTTCCGGCGTCATTTCCGAAAATGCGCTGCCCATGTAATGCGCGCCCTTGATGTTCGAGCCGGGGTGGTGGACCCGCTTGAAGAACACCTGCTTACCGCCCATCTGGAAGGCCAGCGCCTTTCCATTTACGGCCTCAATGATGTGGGCCTTGGTCTGACCACCGTCCTCCTGGATTGCCGCGTATGGCAGCCCGCTCGAATACACACGGCCGGAAACTTCATTCGAGGAATTCGTGACTTGCTCGAATATCGAGCGCACGAGCTTGCCCGTGCGAATGCGCAGAAGGCGGTTCGTCAGGTTCTGCTGGACTTTGCTCTTTAGCTTCTCCGCGAGAGAATACGTTTTTTTCAGGAATGCCCTGCGGAGCTTATCGGGCATGGAGGAGAGCCGTGCCATGATGGCTCTGTCATCAACCTGAATGTCCAACATGGCTAAACCAGAATCACTCTTCGATATGGCTGCAGTAACGTCTTGATGAAATCCGGCATGTCCTTCTGGCTGTATGACATCGTTTCCTGGCCGCCGAGGCTTTTTGATACCGTGCCGATGCGGCCCTTATAGCTATACCGCTCCCCCACCAGCTCAATGCACGCGTCCTCAATGTCCGAGGGAATGTAACTGTATGAAATAAGTACCGCCGCATTGGCATCGCCCGCGGCGAATTGGTAGAAGGCATTCGCGGCCGTGGGCGCAAGATACTGCCCCGTTGCCGGCGTCCCGGACGTGATAGGCGTCAGCGCCGTGCCATTCGCATAGGTAACACCCTGATCCGCCGCAAAGCTGCCATTCGGTGCATTGGGTGTGACCTGATATACGCTTCCAGGAACCGTTTGCGCCTCATTCTGCACGACGAAGCCGACGGTATAGACGACCTGCACGTTGCTATTGCCCCGCCGGAATTCATGCCCCCGCAGCGTCAGCGCTTGCGGCCTGCCGGGAGGGAATCCGTCCCAGGGGTCGAGCACGTAGCCGCAGCCGTATCCCGTAGATGGTGACGGAGCCGCAGTTATAGTCTGCGCCCCTATCGTCAGGCTCGCAATCGAAAGCACCGGCCAGTTGCGAAGAATCTGCACCCGGTTGCCAACGCCGTCATAGACGTCGCTGAAGATGTACTGAAACAGCGTGGGCCGTTGAAGGTAGGAGAGGATGAAACGGCTCGCGGAGGCTATCAGGCGCGTCAGCAGCGCGTCATCATTAGTGGTTGTGACGCCTGCCCAGGCTTTGGCATTGGCGAGGGTCGTGAGATTATTCTGCACCGCCCTTCGCCGCTTTGGCGCCCTTCTGCGCGGTCTTCACTTCCTCAGCCTTTTTGGGCTCGCCATCATCGATGATCTCGGGTTCACCGCCCTTCGCCGCTTTGGCGAGAGGTTTAATCACAGGCTTTTCAGTTGTCGGCTTGAATTGGTGAGAAAGAGCGTGAGTCGCCGCCTCTCCGACCGGGACTTCGATAAAACCGTCCTCATCCGCCTCATAAGATATGCCCGCATAAGTGAAGCTTGAATTCGGGTGGCCCTTGAGTCTGACCTTTGACATAGATAGTCTCCTGTTTTGTGAACCTATGCGTGCCCACTCCCGGAGAAGTGGGCACTGATAGAATCGCTGAAAAGTCAGATTGTTAACCGTTGGCAATGTTGGTGATGACGCCAAGGCCGAACGTGGCGTAGACGGCCAGCACCTCTTCCGCGTACACGCCATATTCACGCTTGCGCGTACGGGGCGGCCAATCGATACGGTAGTAATCTTTGCGGGTGATCACTTCCGCGACGTTAGGAACCTCATTGTTCTGATACCATGCGGGAAGTTCCTTGGCGTAGGCTATGATTGTGCCGGGCGGCACATTCGGATGGACACGAATCGGCATCTTCACACCCCCCGTGCTTCCGTCGTCAGCATTCGCGCCGCCGAACGGATTGAAGTACCATTCGATGACGCCGCTGGCGATAGGAGTCGTCATTCCGCCGCTGGCCGGAGTATCATAACGCAGCAGCGAACTCGTACCGGTGCCCAGCACCTTGTTCGTGATGTTTACCAGTTCCTGGCTGTTGACGTACAGGACGGATGGGCTGATGCGATAGTTGTCCCACATGCTGCGCAACATGGTGTCGATCTCGACCACCGAGCCGCGCCCGGAAGCGGTGAGCGGCGTGCCGGTGCCTGCCGTGCCCGTGGCGAGCATGTTCACATAGGCGGAATTGCTCGTATTCAGCGCCTGCGTCAAAAGACCGTCGAATGCCAG